TTATCTGTCTCAATCGAGGCGATGGAAACAAAGATTAGAGATATTGCAAATTATATAATTATAGAGAAAAAAATTGAGAAGGATGCTGAAGAGGATAGAAGACTAGAAAAAGAGGATAGAGAACAGAAAAATAAGATGCTTGAAAGAGCCATGGGTCTAAAAGGAGATCCAGGCCCACAGGGAGAGCAAGGTGTAAAGGGAGAAGATAGAGATCCAGGCGGCGGAGGATTTTTAGGTGGTCTCATAAAAACAATCGCAGCGATAGGAATTGGTGGTTTTGCACTTAAGTATATCGGGCCAGTTCTACTACCAAAATTATTACTACTTGCTAAAACGAAACTGATACCGATTATTGGAACTGCATTGAAGGGTGCTTTCACAAAACTTGCATCACTTCTTGGAGCAACTCTTAAGGGTTTAGTTGCAAAGATACCTGTAGTTGGTAAGGCACTGGCTGGAGGTGGACTTATTGGTGGAATCAGTGCAGGGATAGCAAAGATAGGTAGTTTCATTTCCAATGCATTAAGTGGAAAAGGTGGTGGTCAAACTTCTGATTCTAACTTAAATGTATCTACAAGTCCAGTAAATGAAATGACTGACACTCTTACGGATAATAATTTGGTTGAGAATGAAGGAACTGAATCTTCTGAGTCTTTCAGTGAATATCGAAATAGAGTTGGTAATATAGAAGGAGGAGTAGATGAAGAAGAAAATGTGAGCGGCCAGGGTCAGGATGGTGTTCCAGAGGGGAAGGTTAGAATGGTCACATATACAAGAAAAACAAAATCAGGCACTGGTAAAAGTTCAACCACAGCAAAAGTTGTAAAGGGTGGTAGACTTGATTCGTTGACTAAAGGTGAAATAGTAGATTTGTATGCAGAACTTCATAAAAGAAATGGTGGTGATGGAGAAAAACTTTCTGATCGAGAGAAAAAAGATTACAGATACTATCTTCCAAATCTTATGTGGGCTAAGTACGGTGTTAATCATGGTAACATACAATCTGTTTTATCTGGTGGCGATTCATTCGATCCGTTTGTGACTGATAGATTAAAACCAGAAAATTTAGAACCAGTTTCAGATAATAAGGGTGTAGATTTATCATTAAAAGGACTTGATGAAAGAGTTAACAACGTTGCTAATGTGGTCACAGATCAAGGAAACAAAGATCAAAATCAAGGTGTAGTGACTCCACTAAACACCTCACAAACCGCTGAGGCTGCAGTGAAGATTGCAAAATCTGATATATCCTTCGTTAGACTTACAAAAAATCAGTACATATCTGTCTCACCAACATCTAAAGGTTTACCAACAGAAGTTCTTAGAAGATTATCATAATGTCAGAAAAGAAGTATTTAATTAAAAAATGCATGTTAATGCCAAATGATGATAAGGAAACTTCACTGAAAGAACCTTATGATATTGTTAAGGGTGTTGCTTCCATTGATTACTATGAGTCTGTTGAGGATACTACCATATCAATGACAGTTACTTTTATTGATGTTGACCAAGTGATAGGTCGAAAAGGAATTACTGGTGGTGAATATATTGATGTGATTGTCTTAGATGGTGAAGAAGATCAGTTTGAGATTAGTTCTAAAAAACATAAGTTAGTTTTAAATTCTGTCAGAAATATGGTGACGGAAAGTAATAAACAGGTTGCAACTTTAGAATTTGTATCAGTAGAAGCACTCATAAATGAAACTGCAAGAGTAAATAAAAAATTTACTGGTAATGTGACTCAAACAGTGAAGACGATACTTAAGGGAGATGAAGTAACTGGATATCAAGGAATACAAACGAAGAAAAATTTAGATAGTGATGACGCTGCTAACTCTTATTCTTTTGTAGGTAATTTAAGAAGACCTTTCGATACAATACAATGGTTATGCTCAAAGGGACAATCATCCAAGAAAAATTTTGGTTTTTTATTTTATGAAACCATAGAGGGTTATCACTTTAGATCTATTGAAAGTTTACTAAAACAGGAAGCTGTGCCATATCAACAAGCTGATAGACCAATTGAGGGAAATAAGATCATACAGAATAATTTAAATCAATCAAATAACATTGGTGAAAACTTAAGAATGGGAATGTATGCGAATCGAACTCTCTATATTGATATTGAGAATCACACACTTAAGGAAGTTGATTTTAACATTACAGAACTAGATACTAAAAAGAAACTAAAATTTCTAAAAGACATTGAAAAACACCCATCTCGACTAATGCTTAAAATTAGTGATGCTGGAGTCTCACAAAAAGGTTCAGAAAAGAAAGACACAAAACCTAATAGTGAACTTGACGTATATAAAAATAAATCTTATACTAGAACTAGTTTACTATTTTCACAATCTTTACAAATATCGATTCCATTGAATACTACCCTGAGAGCTGGTATTAAAGTTGATGTCAGATTTCCTCTTAAAACTGAAGAGGGAGAAGGTTCGGCTGATGAATATGGAAGTGATAAAACTAATGATCCAAGTGGAGAGTATCTAATAGGTGAATTAAGACATCTAATGGGTGGTGGAAAAGGGGAAACCCAACTAACTTTAATTCGTGATGCCTTTACCGCTTAAATAAAAGAAACAGGAGAATCAAATGAAATCAATCGAAGATCACATTGAATACGACAAGAAAATTGCTGACGATCCACAAGCGAATCCAGCAGCAAGAAGACATGCAAAAGAGGAGTTACACGAACTTGAAGAGTATGTCGAACATCATAAAGCAGAAATTGAAGCAGGCGATCATCACGATCCAAATGCCTTAGAACTATTTTGTGATATGCATCCAGATGAACCTGAGTGCCTAATCTATGACGATTAATTAGATGTACCAAGACACAACTGATTTTATAGGAAAGGATCCAATGCAGTGGTGGATCGGTCAAGTTACCGATCCAAAGAAGGGGAAGTGGGATAATACCTTAGAAAAGAAAAAAGCAGAAAATGGTGAACCCATTTATTCACATCGTTGTCGTGTTCGTATTGTAGGATATCATGGATGTGGAGATGAATTACCAGACGAAGATTTACCACTAGCACATGTTCTTTTACCACCCAATATGTCAACCACTGGAGGCCGTGGTTCGACAATGCAGTATCAGGGTGGAGAAGTTGTTGTTGGATTTTTCTTTGATGGTGCAGATGGACAACAACCAGTAATTTTTGGAACTTTATTCAAGCAAAGTTTTATCAAAGATGGAATAAAAAACTCTCAGTTCAACGCAAAGAAACAAACTTGCTTTGTTCCATATACACCACCAGATGTAAGAGCGACTGCTGGTGATCATGAGAGATCTGTTACAGGTGGCGGCGGTAGTGGTGATGGTGGTGCTGGCGATGGTGATAGTAAACAGTGGAATGGTAACTTTAGAAATGAAGATGATTTAACTGTCTCGGAAGAGAATGTTAATGCTAATACAGAGTTTGAGATGGATAGCTCTACCGCATGTGAAGATAATGAAATATCAAAGATAAGTAATGAAATGAAGGAGTTTTCTCGAAAGATGAAAGTCTTTCAGAAGTTAAAATCTTCTGATGTTTTTGTTAATCCTCTCTATGGTGGTCTTGTTGATATGCAGGCAGAGTTAAAATTAACATCAAATCGTATTCAGAACTCAGTGACAAAATTAGTTCGTCGTGGTCGTTCATATGTAATAGGAGAAACTTTAGATAAACTATCAACAACTTTTAAGGATAAAGTTCCAAAACCTCTACAAGGTGTTACTGGAGAGGCCACTAACGCATTATCTAATACAATATATTGTAACTTTGAAAAAATACAGGATCAACTTGGTGATTACTTAATGAAGAGTTTGGAAAATATGTTAGGTCAACTTTTAGATGTGCCTATTTGTGGTGTTGAAAACTTCTTAGGTGATATGTTTGGACAAATCAATAATATTCTGGATACAAGTCTAGGAAGTATATTTGATCAATTAAATTCAATACAAGGTGGTGGTATTTCTCCTCCTAGTAAAACATTTTCAAATGCTATAAAGTTTGCTGATATCATTACAGGAGCTTTAGAGTGCGATCAATTAAACTGTCCAGAGAATACCTCATACTCCTCAAAAAATGGAATCAGGAAAGCACTACCTGATGATTTTAGTAATCTAGTTCCTAAAATAGGATTAAGTTCCTTTGTTAATCCCCTTTTAGATGCAATTGATGGTGCAATTCCTCAATTGCCAGGGCTACCATCTTTAGATGGAGCAATACCAGCAGTGCCATCCGCACCTAATTGTTCAACAAATGTTCTTAGATGTGGCCCACCAAGAGTTGATTTTCTTGGCCCTCTTGCCTTAGGTGGTCAAGGTGCAACTGGCGAACCAATTGTTAATGTTCTTGGTCAAGTCATCGGTGTTGCAATTACTGGTAAAGGTTCTGGATATACAGAACCACCCTTGCTATCATTCTTTGACAGTTGTGAAAATGGTTATGGTGCTGGGGGTTTTGTTAGAATCAAAGATGGTTCAGTAGATGAAGTTGTAATCACAAGCCCTGGCCAAAACTATCTACCGAACACCACAGAAACTGATCTTGATGGAAATGTTAAGGAAGTAATTCCAAGTCCAGATGGAAATTATGATGGTTCTGTGTCTTATGTTAGTTCAATAGCTGATGTTGTTCTTACGAACACAGGATTTGGATATCAAGATGGTGATACAGTTGCAGTTGAAGGCGGAACTGTAAGTGATACGTTAGGTGATCAATTAGGTGATGAAGTATCACAAGGAATTGGTCAAGCAGAAGTTGAATTAATTATTGAAGACGGACTGGTGGCAGGAGCAAATGTCATTAACGGTGGATTTGGATTTACTAGTATTCCAGATTTAGTCATAAATAGTGACACTGGTAGTGGTGCTAGACTGACACCTGTTCTTAAATTTACTAAGATTGAAGACGCAACTGAACTTGCTCAAATATCTCAGGATGCTGTTGTAACTGTAATCAGTTGTATTGAGAAATAAAAATGGGAAGATACAAACCTAAAGATAGAAAAAATCCAGAGAACAGAGTTTTCTCAAGGTATGCTTTTAGAAGTGGTCAAATGCATTCCATACATGGGATGGCTAACTTCCAAGTTGATACAGCAGAATCACAAGTTTTTGGATTTTACTCAAATACAGGTCAAGGTGGAACTGAAGGTGGGCCTGGAACTGGTAAAGCACTTTTATATACGCCAGGTATGTCAACTGAAGTTCTCGGCACTGGATTAAAAGTTAGAAATGCTGGTGATAACACTGAACTTCCAGCAAAAATTATAAGATGTAAGAATGGTGATGTAATCGTTGATTGTTATAATGGCAATATTACACTTCGAGGAAGAAATATTACTCTTGATGCAAATGGTGGTGGTCAAGATGGACAAATTGTTTTGAGTGCAAATCGAATTATTAATGCAAAAGCGCCAGACATTCGACTTCAAGGTGAAAAAGTATTAATTGATGCCACAAATAGATGTGATATAATAAGTAAGGGATTCTTCCAACTTAAGTATGGATTTTCACTAGCAGCTGCTCATGGTGACATGGATTTTGGTGTGTTGACACAAACTCTTAAAAAAGATATCTTAGCTACACCTAAAACTCTTGGAGATGAATAAATGCAAATAATCAAAACACAAACAGATAAGTTAGTTGTCGGGTCGAATGATGTCTCACATCCAGAGGGAAAAGATCAATCTCCAACTGGAACTGCGGTATTGAATGGCCCTGTTTATGTTGGAAAAACTGGTGCATCGCCAGGATATGAGGCAGTTTTAAACGTAACATCAAACTCTGCACAACAATTGCCTGGCGATCAACAACCAGCTTGTAGTGCAAGTTTAGCGATGAAGTCTGATGGTAATCTAACTGTTGCTGGTGATGGTAAAACTGCTCACGCTCTACTCATATCTGGTGGTTCATCTGTTGATACTATTAGTGTCATAGGCGACATGACTGTCTCTGGTTCAGTTGATTGTGGTAATAAAGGAAGACTTGCATCTAGGTTTGCTGCTGCAGATGCATCCCCAAAACCATTTGATTTAGTTCATCCTACAAAAGGCGAGGGTCATCGTCTTCGTTATGCCTGCATTGAAGGCCCAGAAGTTGCAGTTTATTGTCGTGGTAGATTAAAAGAATCAAATGTAATTCAATTACCTGACTATTGGAAAGACCTAGTTCATGAAGATAGTATCACCGTTCAGTTACAACCAATTGGATCAAATCAAAATCTTGTGATTCAAGAGTTTAATAATGAATTTATTGTCATCGCAGAGGATTCAACTAATACTGATTTTATTACTGACTTATCGACTATCGATTGTTTCTATCATGTGTATGGTGAAAGAAAGGATATCAATCCTTTGATAGTTGAGTATGAGGGTAACAGTTGGGAGGATTATCCAGATCCAAACTATAATCCAAATAAGGTTGACTCTGATAAGAAGAATACAAAAGATCCTCGATTTGATGGCCCACCAAACACATTCACAAAATGAGTTTTCCTTACATAGAAGAAAATTTTATTTCTTTGAGTGAGTGTCAAAGACTTATAGATTATGCTACATTAAATAAGAGTGAAAATGTAAGTCGTGATGATGTTTATTCTACAGATATTGAATGGACTGATCATGGTGCTACATATTATGGTAATAATGTTGATCCTATAACGCCTGAAGATAATGACGAGGTAGTTACAAAGGTTACTGAAAAGTGTAAAAGTTTAGTTGATTGTCAATTGGGTTATGTTGGTATCGTTAGATGGCCAATCGGAACATTTATGAAACCTCACTTTGATAGTAATAATGTTCACACACCAAATAAAGTTGCAGCAATGCTGTATCTAAATAATGATTT